GAAAAAAGAAATCGTAGAAAAAGCAGAAAACGAAATACAAGGAGCAAAATAATGGGAATCATTAATGCAATACTAAATCTATTTTTTGGTGGAAATAAAAAGAAAGAAGTCAAAGAATTATATAAACAGATGAAAGTAAAAGACCAAGAAGTTAAAGAACTTGAAAAAGAGGTCGTAAAACTTGAGTCAAAGAAGAAAGTTAACAAAAAAGAAGTAGCTAAATTAAAAAGAAAAGTAACCACTACTAAAAAACAACTTGAAAAAGCATCAGAAGCAGTAAAAGAAGACAATGCCGATGACGCGGTGAAATTTTTAAAGAAGTTTAGTAAATAAGTTATATATTTATATATATGAGATATTTAATTTACATATTACTAATCGGGAGTTTATTCGGTCAAGATGTGATTGAACCTAAAACCTACACCTTTACAGAGGAAGAAGTTTTGGGATTCACCAATACTATTATGGAATTAGAACTAAAAGATAGTTTGAATGTTTCCTTAGTTGAGGACTTAGAATCACAATTGAAACTTTTTGAGGAAAATTCATTCATAGATTCTATGTTGATTGCGAATAAAACTAACCAAATTAATCTACTAAAAGACACTACAAAACTACTTGAACAAAAAGTAAAACTCGTTCAACCTAAATGGTATGAAAACAAATGGTTATACTTTACATTCGGAGTAGCTTTAACTGCTACTTCAGTTAAATTAGCAGGTCAGATAGTAGACTAATGGCAGAACCAATAAAAGAAGTAATCAAAAAACAATATATTCAGTGTGCCACTGACCCGGCATACTTTATGAAAAAATATTGTATGATACAACATCCAATCAGGGGTAAGATACCTTTCGATTTGTATGAGTTTCAAGAAAAAACAATATCTGAATTTCAAAGTGAAAGAATGAATGTTATTTTGAAAGCTCGTCAGTTGGGTATATCTACATTAACTGCAGGGTATGCTTTATGGATGATGACATTTCATAAAGATAAAAATATATTGGTTATTGCTACAAAACAAGATGTTGCAAAAAACTTGGTAACGAAAGTTCGTGTTATGCACGCAAATCTACCGAGTTGGTTGAAACAACCTTGTGTTGAAGACAATAAACTAAACCTACGATATATAAATGGTTCCCAGATTAAAGCAGTATCATCTGGACCAGAAGCAGCTCGTTCAGAAGCATTATCACTTCTAATACTTGATGAGGCAGCATTTATTGATAAAATTGATACCATATGGACAGCTGCACAAGCTACTTTAACTACTGGTGGTAGTTGTATTGCATTATCTACACCAAATGGTGTGGGTAATTGGTTTCATAAACAATGGGTAGATGCCGAAGAAGGTCGTGGTATGTTTAATCCGATTAAATTACATTGGACGGTTCATCCTGACAGAGATGATTCTTGGAGAAAAGAACAGGATACTTTATTAGGTCCAAGTGGAGCTACACAGGAATGTGATTGTGACTTCTTAACATCTGGAACGGGTGTAATTGACGCAGTATTATTGGAAAAGATAAGAAAAGACCAATGTACTGAACCAGTAGAAAAAAGAGGTATAGATAGTAATATGTGGATTTGGGAACAACCAAATTACTCAAAAGATTACATAGTTTGTGCTGATGTCGGTAGAGGAGATAGTGCAGACTATTCTGCTTTCCACATTATTGAGTTAGAAACTTTAACTCAGGTAGCAGAATACAAAGGTAGAATAAATACCAAAGATTTTGGAAATATGTTAGTTAGTATTTCAACAGAATATAATGACGCTCTACTAATTGTAGAGAACAATAATATTGGTTGGGCAACAATCCAACAAATTATAGATAGGGATTATCCTAATCTATTTTATACAAGTAAAGACTTACAATATGTTGATGTTCAACATCAGATAACGAACAAACATTATAGTGAAGAAAGGAGAATGGTTGCTGGTTTTTCAACGACTTCTAAGACCAGACCACTAATTATTAGTAAGCTAGAAGAATTTTTTAGAGAGGAAAGTGTAATAGTTCGTAGTAATCGTTTGATTGATGAACTACTGACTTTCGTCTATATAAATAACAGAGCAGAAGCAATGCCGGGATACAATGATGACTTGGTAATGTCTTTTGCAATTGGACTTTGGGTTCGTGATACTGCATTAAGGTTACGAACACAAGGTGTTGAATTAACAAAGAAAACCCTTAGTCGTATGATGGACAATGAGGGTGTATATACCAATGAAGACATCAACAAAAATGATAGTTGGGATTGGGAAACAGGTAAAGAAAAAGAGGACTTAACGTGGCTCTTATAAAAGTGAGGTAAAAAATGGCAGATAAATCATTATTTGGTAGATTACAACGATTATTCAGTACAAATGTAATCGTAAGAAATGTAGGTGGTAAAAAATTAAAGGTAGCCGATACAGACCAAGTACAAAGACAAGTCAAGAATCATCTTGTTGATAGATATACAAAACTACACAACAATTTGGACTTAGTGGGAACAGGTTATTCTACGGTTCATCAGATTATGGCAGCAAGATTGGCATTGTTTAAGGATTATGAATCAATGGATAGTGACCCAATCATTTCATCAGCGTTAGATATCTATTCAGATGAATCTACGATGAAGGGTGAGTATGGTGAAGTAGTCACTATTAAATCTGATAATGAAAACATTAAAGAAATTCTACATAACTTGTTTTATGACATAATGAACATTGAGTTCAATTTATGGCCTTGGGTTCGTAATATGGTTAAGTATGGAGACTTCTTCTTACATTTAGATATAAATGAAAAGTATGGTATTACAAATGTAGTTCCATTGTCACCTTATGAAATCATTAGAGCAGAGGGTGAAGACCCAGAGAATCCTTACTACACTAAGTTCTACTTAGAAAGTATTGAAGGGGCACATCCTTACTTCGGTCAAAAAAGTAGTAGTAAAGGAAAGATAGAATTTGAAAACTTCCAAATAGCACATTTTAGATTAGCAAACGATAGTAACTTCTTACCTTATGGTAAATCTATGGTTGAATCTACGAGAAAGATTTGGAAACAATTAACTTTAATGGAAGACGCTATGTTAATTCACAGAATTATGAGAGCACCTTCTAAACGAGTATTCAAGATTGACATTGGAAATATTCCACCAAACGAAGTTGATAATTATATGCAAAGAATTATTAACAAAATGAAGAAAACACCATTTCTTGATGAGAATACAGGTGAGTATAATCTAAAATACAATATACAAAATCTAACAGAAGACTTCTTCTTACCAGTTAGAGGTGGAGATAGTGGAACTGAAATTAATGAGTTAGGTGGTATTGATTATGACTCAACTGAAGATGTCGAATATTTAAAGGGTAAATTATTAGCATCACTAAGAGTTCCAAAAGCATTCTTAGGGTTTGATGAAAATGTCGGTGGTAAAGCAACCTTAGCAGCAGAAGATGTAAGATTTGCAAGAACCATAGAAAGAATACAAAGAATTATAGTATCAGAATTAACAAAGATTGCAGTTGTTCACTTATATTCACAAGGATATACAGATGAAGACTTAGTAAACTTTGAATTAGACTTAGCAAGTCCATCAACAATGTATGAACAAGAAAAGATAGAATTGTTAGGACAGAAAGTTAGTTTAGCTCGTGATATGATTCAAGATAAAATTTTACCTTCTCAGTGGATATATGATAATGTGTTTAACTTTTCTGATAAAGAAAAGACTGAGATTGGAAGTCAAATCATTGATGACCAAAAAGAAAAATTCAGACACTCACAAATTGAAATGGAGGGTAATGACCCACAAGAATCCGGAGAATCAGTTGGAACACCAAGTGATATGCAAACCGGTGGTATGTTCGGTCAACAACAAGAACCACAACAGGATGACGATTCAGTAGCAGGTTCTATCTTTGACCCATTTTCAGATGATGAAAGTGAAGATGAAAGACCAGAAGATGAACAGGGTGGTAGACCACAGGAAATGAATAAACCATTCAAAGATAGTGGAGCAAGAGGTCGTGACCCATTAGGGAAACAAACGAAAAATCGTAGACCATTAGCACTAGCTCACTACGATGCCTTGAAAAAAACTATGGGTATTAAAAAGTCAAAAAACATAATACAAGAAACTAACAAGGTTGAGGAAATGAATAAAGAGTATAATGAATATAAGGAAGAAAACGGACAAGATTAATACCGATTTCTTGAAAGTTTTATATTTATTATTGATAAAATACAGAAAAATACTTTGGAGCTCAAATGTCTTATGTAAAACATAATAAGATAAAGAATACAGGTATTCTTTATGAACTACTTTCTCGTCAAATTACAGTTGATGTGATTAACGATGAACAAAACGCTAAATCAGTTAAATTATTTAAAGAATTCTTTAATAAAAATACTGAATTAGGTAAAGAATACGAACTATATTCAATCTTATTGAATAAAAAATACAAAAACTTGACTCACGCATCACAATTAGTAGAAGCAGTAGTCAAAAGTCGTAGAAAATTGTCTAATCGTCGATTAGCAAACGAAAAATACAACCTAATCAAAACAATAAAAGAAAATTATGATATAAAAGAGTTTTTTAACACTCGTATCCCTAACTTTAAAGTTATGGCATCCGTATATCGTGTTTTCCAAACAGAAGTAGGTAAAGAAGACTTTGGGCCAGTCCAAAAAACTGATTCATCGATAACAATCACAGAACATATCACTCAATCTAAACAATCCAGAGTAGATAAACAAAATTTAACTGAATATGCTGGTCAAGATAAAGATTTAAGATTATTAAGTTATCAATTATTAGTTGATAAGTTTAATTCTAAGTATAAATCTCTTGATGAAAGTCAAAAAAACTTGTTGAAACAATACATCAACAATGTATCTAATACAAATTCACTAAAAGAGTTTATTGATACAGAAGTAGTTAAAATCAAGAAAGCTTTAACATCATTACTTCCAAAAGTAAATGATAGTATTACTAAAATTAAATTATCAGAAGCTATTGATTATACTGACTCAGCTACAAAAGGAAAAATCGTGAAAGACAAACACGTGGTTGCATTAATGAGATACTATGAATTAATTAAGGAAATCAAAGATGTCCAAACACGACAAAATAGCTAAATTAAAAGAATACATCAAAACATTAGTTGTTCAAGAACTAAAAGATGATGAACTTGATGAAGTTTCTACAACAGCAACAGCTGGTATAGACGGAACAGGAACAGGTCATTACGATACACCAAGAGCATTCTCAAGTGGTTCAGCAGTTGGACACAAAAGTCCAGAAGTCGGTGGGTATAAAAAAGTAAATGAATCCTACGCATCAATGATGGACGAACTTGAAAAAATATACAGACCATCAGGTGCACCATCAATCGCAAAACAAGCATTAAAAGATTTAGCAGACGAATATGATATAGGTAGAGTATTATATGCAGCAAGAACAAACGAGAAATCATTTATGGAAGTTATGGATATGAAAATAGGCCAACTTCAATCTCAATATGTAAATAAAAAACATATCGATACTATCAAACGAGGTAAAAAATTAAAAGAAGTTACTAAACAAGAAGTTAGTGGATTACAAAAACTTCATAAAAATTTAGAGAAACTTCAAAAAGATTATTTCAAGATTGCTAAAATGGGTGATAAAACACTTGTAGATAGAGAATACAACGAGTATTACGAAACTATCTTAACAGCTAAAAAAGAAATAGGAAAACTTGCACAATTTTTAAAAACAAAAGAAATGTTAGGTGAAGGTCGTTATCACGATTGGAGAAACGACGAATCAATGACACCAAAACAAAAGGTTGGTCGTTCAATGAGAGAAATTAGAGACGCATTAAACGAATTAGACAAAACCGTAAAGATGAATCTTAAATTAAAAACAGAATTAAATATGAATTCAAAAGATTATTGGAAAAATACACATAAAGCCCTAACTAAGATTTCAGAAAGATTAGTCAAGATGGCAAATAAGATTGGAAATTTAAAGTAATGAAACAAGTAATAGTAGATTATATACCATTCAGTATAACACCGACTCAGATTAATGAGGCAATGAAAGAAAACAACGGAAAGTTAGTTGTTAAAGGTGTATTACAAAGAGCAGAAGCAAAAAACCAAAACGGAAGAGTATATCCGAGAGATATATTGGTTCGTGAGTCAAAAAAGTATGATGAGAATTTTGTAAAACAAAAAAGAGCACTTGGTGAATTAGACCACCCAGATAGTTCAGTTGTTAATTTACAAAATGTATCTCACAACATTACAGAAATGCATTTTGAAGGAGACAATTTGGTTGGAACTTGTGAAATACTAACGACACCAAGTGGGAATATATTGAAAGAACTATTTAAGAATGGTATCAAATTAGGTATCAGTTCACGAGGATTAGGTAGTGTCGAAATGGTTCAAGAAGCCAATGGAGACCAAGTATCAAAAGTAGGTGATGACTTTGAGTTAATCGCATTTGACTTTGTATCAAATCCATCAACACACGGAGCATTTTTATATCCGATGAACGAATCAGTAGATAATACT